CGAAGAGGAGAAATCAATAGAAAGTTAAAAGGATTATCACCTAAAGAAAAGAAAACATTTCTTGAATTACTTTGGAAAAAACAATTTGGAGCAAATAAATCATGGAGTAAAGTAGATGGTAGTGAATTACACCAAATGTTGAAAAAAGACAAATATGTAAAAGAAGGATTGAAAGAAAAAGGAATCACAGATTTCAAATCACTATTCAAAAAGATGCCTTCGGATTTACAAAAGAGAGTTTACAATCTAAAAAACTTCGGTCAAAGAGCAGATAAACATCCAGAGGGTAATGTTCTTAAACATACTATTATGGTTGTAAATCGTTCAATCAAAGATAACGATATTGATATTGCGATAGCAGCCATGTTTCATGATATAGGAAAAGATGAAACTGCTGGTATCCATCCAAAGAAAGGACACATCACACACTTTGGACATGAAAAGGTATCTGCTTCATTGGTAAAGAAATACAAAAAGTTTATAGAATCAGTTGGTGGTAATACTGCAAATGTATTTTATATTGTTAAAAACCATATGAAGTACAAACAACTATCTGTAATGAGACCAAAGAAGGTAGATAAAGTTAAATCATTCAGAGCTTTCGATAAGTTAAGTAAATTCTCTAAACACGATAGAAGTGGATTGGATGAATCTACTTTAAAATTAAGAATTCCATCGGATATCATTAAAATCCAAAAAGGATTTAAAAAGAATGGTAAAAAACTTTATGTAGTTGGTGGAGCAGTAAGAGATGCTATACTTGGTAAATCACCAAAGGACTTTGATTTGGCAACAGATGCAAAACCTGATGAGGTTTTAAAGATTGCTAAGGATTTAGGAATGAAAACTGTTGAGGTTGGTAAATCATTTGGTGTTGTAATGGTTGGTGGACATGAGATTGCAACATTTAGAAAAGATATTGGTAAAGGTAGGAGACCTTCATCAGTTGATTATACAGATATAGAAGGTGATGTACGAAGAAGAGATTTAACAGTCAATGCATTGTTCTATGATATCGATAAAAAAGAAATCGTAGATTTAGTTGGTGGTATATCAGACCTTAAAAAGAAAAAAATTAGAACTGTTGGTAAAGCAGAAGAAAGATTCGAAGAGGACCCGCTAAGAAAATTAAGAGCATTAAGATTCCAAGCTAGATTAGGTGGTAGTTTAGATAAAGATTTACTAAACGCTTTACAAAAAGACCCATCACTAAAAGGAGTTAGTTCTGAAAGAATTAGAGATGAATTTGTAAAATCTCTTAAATCAGCAAAAGATACTAAAAAATATATGGAGTTATGTGATAAGATTGGATTCACATCACTTATACTTCCAAATCTAAAAATAAACAAACCTTATATCAAAGATAATGATTACATTTTATTTTTAGCAAATCTACTTAGAAAGAATCAACCATCGGTATTGACTAAAACTTTGAATAAGTTAACATATTCAAACGATGAAAGAAATAACATAGTTTTCTTAGTAACGCTTGATGATTTCAAACCAGAAGAAATAGTAACTTACAAAAAGTTACAAAACAAAACATCTTTATCTGATGACCAAATTAAAAAGTTTGGAAAGTTAATTGGTAAGGATATGGGTAAGTTTGTTAAATTCAATTTATCAGTTGGTGGTAAAGATGTACCATCAGATATCAAAGGACCACAAATAGGATTATGGATTAAGAATAAAGAAAAAGAAAACTTCTTAGGTGAAGGAATAATCACAGAAGGTGGGGCATATGGACATATGAATCATCCTTTCGATTCTGATGTAAATTTAACTTTTGGCCAATTAAAAGATATTGTAAATAGAGCACTTGATGGTACATTAGAAAACACAAGAGAAAAAACAGATGGACAAGCATTAGCAATTTCATGGAGAGACAATAGATTAGTTGCAGCAAGAAATAAAGGACATCTTAAAAATAAAGGAGAGAACGCCTTGGATATACGAGGGGTTTCGGATAAGTTTCAAGGAAGGGGTGGATTGAGTGATGCATACAACTTCGCGATGAGAGATTTATCTAAGGCTATCTCTTCACTTTCAGAACCACAAAGAAAGAAAGTTTTTAAAGATGGTTCTTGTTTTATGAACTTAGAAGTAATATACCCAACATCAGTTAATGTAATTCCTTATGGACAAGCTTTACTTGTGTTTCATGGAACTATGGAATATAACGATGAGGGAGTTGCTATTGGAGAGAATCAAGGAGCTGCTAGAATATTAGCTGGTATGATAAAACAAGTCAATCAAAATGTTCAATCATCATACACTATCGAAGGACCACCAGTCGTTAAATTACCTAAATCACAAGACCTTTCTAAAAAGAAATCTGTATATAGTGGCAAGATAAAAAGATTACAAAAGAAATACAATCTTAAAGATACTGATGGTGTATCAGAATATCATCAAGCTTTTTGGGAAAATTATGTAGATAAAAAATCACCAACAACATTAGATAATAAAACTAAAATGGGATTGGTAAAAAGATGGGCTTTCTTTGATAAAAAGTTTAGATTAGATTCTAAAAATATTTCGGATTCTAAAACTTTAGATTGGGCAAAGAAAACTGATAAAGAAAAACATAGTAAAATAGCCAAAGATAATATAAGACCCTTTGAAGATATTTTCTTAGGTTTGGGTGCGGAAGTGTTACAATTTGTAAGTTCGGCGATGACAGTCAATCCTGACAAGGCTATTAGAGATATGAAAAAGAAATTGGATAAAACAATCAAAGATGTTAAAAAATCTGGTGATGAAAAGAAAATCCAAAAACTTAAATTAGAACTTCAGAGATTAAAATCTATTGGAGGTGCTAAAAAAATAGTACCAAACGAAGGTATTGTATTCACTTATAATGGTAAAACCTTTAAACTTACAGGCACATTTGCACCTCTTAATCAAATATTAGGTATATTTTTCTAAAAATTGTTGTTTTCACAATTTAGTGATATTTATATATACATATATAATATGTTAAAATAGTATGGCAAAAGAATTCAAAAGAAAATTCATGCACCCAACTCGTAGAAAGTTGGCTGATATGGTCAAGACCGGTGAGTATGAAAAAAACCAATCTGTAGGTTGGGAAGCCAAAAAAGAAAATAGAAAAGTTGGTGATGTATGGGAAGATGACCACTACAAATATGAAAAGAAAGAAGGATATACTTTAAAGACCGGTAAGAATTCAGAAGTATTTGAAGATGTAAGAAAGTATCTTCAAGAACAAAATCAATGTAAAAATACTGATTGTGACCATGTTGGTGGATTCGGACCAAACAATAAAAAACTAATTCGTAAAACAGGATTCTGTATTTCATGTAATAAAAAGATGGAAACAGAATTAAGGATAAATGGAGTCTACGAAGATTTTGCAAAATATAAAATGTTTTCAAATGCAATTGCAGATGGACTTTTAAGATTAGATGCAATTCAACAAGAAATTAAAGATTTAAAACAAGAATATCATCAGTATGGTGAAGATGGTAAAATTACCGAAACATTTACTCTTCCAAGACCAGTAAGTGAGATGAAAAAAGAAATGAGGGAGTTTGTTGATAAAAGTAAAAACGAGTTAGAAGAAATAAAAGAAAAAAGACAAGAATGTTTCGATAGAATAAAAGAAAAAAATTATGAGCATATTCTTTAATATATTACGAAAGTATTTCAAGGAGATACTAATAGTAGGATTGATAGTTGTTATACTATTAATGAGAGCATGTAGTGGAGATTCATCCATAGACCCAAAAGATATAGTCAAAGTAGATGGAAAAGATTATGAATTATTAGAACAAAAAATAGATACAGTATTTGTTGAAAAAGTAATTGAAGTTCCAAAGTATGTACCTAAATATATTACTAAAGTAGAAACAGTTACGGTAGAAGTACCAGCTGATGTTGATTCTTTAAAGGTAGTTGAAGATTACTACGCAAAATATATTGTAAAAGATACTTTAAATCTAACATATGATTTTGGACCTGAAATTACAATTGATTCATTAGGAACAAAACCGAATCCATCTTTAGGATTTGGATTTCTTACTGATACAATATCTCAAAATAGAATCCTAAGTAGAAAAATAGAATGGAACTTTCAGATTCCAACAATCTACAATACAAAAATAGTAAAAGAGTTACCCAAAAGACAATTCTATTACGGAGTTGGCGCTGATTTCAATAAAACCGATTTTATACAAAGTGCAAAATTTGGTATTTTATATAAAGACAAACAGGACAAAATATTTGGATTAAATTTAGGTGTACTAAATGCAAATAATAATGTAACTCCTTATGTTGGTGGTTCATTGTATTGGAAATTATCATTGAAGAAAAAATAATGGCTAAGCAATCCTTAAAGGATATCATTAAGATTGAATACCAAAAGTGTGCATCAGACCCGATACACTTTATGAAGAAGTATTGCTATATTCAACATCCAGTAAGAGGAAAAATTCCATTTCATTTATTTCAATTTCAAGAAAGAACTTTAACTGAATTTGATAAAGAAAGATATAACATTGTTTTGAAATCAAGACAAACTGGTATATCAACTTTAGTTGCTGGTTTTTCTCTTTGGAAAATGTTATTTAATTCAGATTTTAATATTTTGATTATTGCAACTAAACAAGAAGTGGCAAAAAACTTAGTAACTAAGGTGAGATATATGAATGATAATCTACCAACTTGGTTAAAACAAACTGCAATAGAAGATAACAAACTATCTCTTAGATATTCAAATGGTTCTCAGATAAAGGCTACATCAGCTGCGGGTGATGCTGGTCGTTCTGAAGCACTATCTCTTTTAGTATTTGATGAAGCTGCATTTATTGATAAGATTGAAGATATATGGATATCATCACAATCGACACTTTCAACTGGTGGTAGTGCAATTATTCTTTCAACACCAAATGGTGTAGGAAATTTCTTTCATAAAACTTGGGTAGGAGCAGAAGAAGAGGAAAATGGATTTAATACAATTAGATTACATTGGAGTGTACACCCAGAAAGAGACCAAAATTGGAGAGATGAACAAGAAAAACTATTAGGATTAAAAGGAGCAGCACAAGAATGTGATTGTGACTTTGTATCATCTGGCGATACTGTCATAGACCCTCAACTACTAATGTTCTTTAAAGAGACCTATGTTCAAGAACCAATAGAAAAGGGTGGATTTGATGGAAACTTATGGAAATGGGAATATCCTGACTACAATAAAAGTTACATGGTAGTAGCCGATGTTGCCAGAGGTGATTCATCGGATTACTCAGCTTGTCATGTTTTTGATGTAGAGCAAGCATCTCAAGTTGCAGAATATAAAGGTAAATTAGATACAAAAGATTTTGGAAACTTTTTAGTATCATTGGCAACCGATTATAATAATGCTCTACTCGTAGTAGAGAATGCAAATATTGGTTGGGCAGTAATACAACAAATAATTGATAGAGATTATAAGAACTTATTCTATATGAGTAAGGATTTAAAGTATGTAGATGTAGAACATCAGATGACTAACAAATATAGAAGAGAAGAAAGAGGAATGGTAGCTGGTTTTAGTACAACATCAAAAACAAGACCTTTAATTATATCCAAATTAGATGATTACTTTAGAGAAAAATCATGTACAGTTAGGTCATCTCGTTTAATTGATGAGCTTTTTACATTTATTTGGACTGGTAATCGAGCTGAAGCCATGAAAGGTTATAATGATGACTTAACTATGGCATTCGCAATCGGATTGTGGGTTAGGGATACCGCTTTGAGATTAAGACAGGAAGGTATTGATTTAACAAAACAAGCATTGGGTAGTATTGGACAACAAACACATGGACAAGGTGTATATGGTGGTAGTAATTCATTAGATAGAAACCCTTGGACACAAAAGGTTGGAGACAATGATGAGGATTTAACTTGGTTAATTAGGTAATATTTAAAAATTATATATTTATAGAGTAAGGAGTTAATTATGGACAATATTACAAAAGCATTATATTCAAATCACATTAACATCATCAGAAACGAATCTGAAGAGATAGAAGAATACGATGTTGTAAACGAACAAGATGTTTCAGAACTTATTGAATTTTTGAAACATTACAAACCTGAGGTTAACGAAGCTGAGTATCAAGGTAGAAAAGTAAAACTTGGCAAACCAACTAGAGGTGATGTAAAGAAATTTAAAGTTTATGTTAAAAACCCAAAAGGTAATGTGGTTAAGGTAAACTTTGGACATGGTGGTTCATCTGCAAAGAAAGCAGGTCAGAAAACAATGCAAATCCAAAAGGATATACCATCGAGAAAAAAAGCATTCAGAGCAAGACACAACTGTGATAATCCTGGTCCAAGAGATAAGGCAAGGTATTGGAGTTGTAGAGCTTGGTAATAAAGGTTATATAATTAAATTAAAAACAAAATGGCAGATACTTCATTTTTCGGTAGATTAAGGAAACTTTTTTCAACTCAAGCAATCGTTAGAGTCGATTCAAAGGGAAGGAGAAAGGTTGCTGATACGGATGAGAGACAAAAAACAAACTTATCTTTTCTTAGGGACCGATATACAAAATTACAAAAAGGATTTTACGAACAAGCTGGTTCAGCACAATCAATGGCTTACCAACAAGTTCGAAGAGAAATATTCAGAGATTACGATGCGATGGATAATGACCCAATAATTGCATCAGCATTAGATATTTATTCAGATGAGTCCACACTTAAAAACGAATATGGTGATATTTTAACTATTCGTTCATCAAACGAAAATGTTCAGTCTATATTAAACAACTTATTTTATGATATACTTAACATAGAATTCAATCTATGGCCATGGGTCAGGAATATGTGTAAGTATGGAGACTTTTTCTTATCATTAGAAATGGCTGAAGGTAAAGGTATTGTAAATGTATCTCCCCTATCAGTCTATAATACAGAAAGACTTGAAAATACTGACCCTAATAATCCAAACTATGTTAAATATCATGTTGAGGATGATGTATTAGGTAAAGTAGATTATGAAAACTTTGAAATAGCGCATTTTAGATTACTAGCAGATACCAATTGGTTACCATATGGTAAAGCTATGATTGAAAATGGTAGAAGATTGTGGAAACAACTATCTCTTATGGAAGATGCTATGTTAATCCATAGAATTATGAGAGCACCTGAAAAGAGAGTGTTCAAAATTGATATAGGTAATATTCCACCAAACGAAGTGGATAACTATATGCAAAGGATTATCAATAAAATGAAAAAAGTTCCTTTCCTAGATAGAAACACAGGAGAGTATAACTTAA